AACAATGCTAAAGAAACTATTGGTAAAGGATTAATTGATGCAGTTTCTCAATTATCTGGAAAGAAGGGCGTTGGCGGTGCTGTCACCGCTATTGACAAGTTAGCCGAAGGTATTTCATCTACTGTTGTTGGCATTGGATATTTGGTAGATAAAGTCAAGTTTGCATGGCCTGTTTTAGTTGCTGCTGGAGTTGCAGTTACTGCCGCTTGGATGCCTTGGTTTACTGCAATATCTGCTGCTGTTTTGGCTATAGGTTATCTTGGGAACAAATTAAAAGGTGCTGCTGGATTCCAGGGTATGGGTAATGTAGCCATGACTGGTGGATCCAATATGGACAATCAGAAATCTGATTTGGCTGCTAAAAAAGCCGCTGAGGCTAAAATCAAAGCAGATAAGAAAGCTTTAGCCGCTGCAATAGCAGCTCAAAAAAAGGCTGCAAACGATCTGTTAAAACTAAAGAAGGCAGACGCTAGATTCGATTTAGAAAAAATCGGAATTGCAGCAGCCTTAAAGGGCAAGATTAGCGAAGAAGAAAAAACTCGTTTGTTATTAATGCAAGCTATTGCAGATGAAGATGCCGATAAGGCTGAGGCATTAGCCAAGAAATTAGAAGAGATTCAAAAGAAAAACGAAGAAATTGCTAAACAACTGACTGAAATATCAAAGACTGATAATCCCTTTGAAGCATGGGCTAATAGCCTTTCAGCAACCGCTACCCTCTTGGGAGCGATGCCTGGACTTATTGACGCTTCTGGTGCTTTAACAAATCGAGGTAAGATAACAATTCCACCAGATGCACCATACAATCCTGTGGATCAATTTACTGCTTTAATTCCAGACAATAAGCCCATAATTACTCCAACCGATATTAAAGACATAATTACAAATATACCTGAAGTGATTACTCAAACTGGAACATCCTCAATATTTAACCCTAGTCCTTATGCAGCTGTAGGTGGCCCTGGTAAAGGTACTGCTGCAGATAACTACATAACAGTTAATGTGACTGGTTCTGTAATCATGCAAGATGATTTCGTTACAGCAGTTGGCGAAGCACTTATTCTTGGCAACACTAATGGCCAGAACAATTATCGCCCCGGTGCAATCGTGACAAACGGCTAACCATGACAATTCCAGTAATTAACGCAATCATCAACTTTTCAACAGGTGCTGGCTTTGCCTCGCCTATGATCTTTGATGCAGGTATTCTTGGCGTTAATGCACTGGCAGATTCAACAGCTGTAACAGTCGATGTATCTGGTCAGGTGGACTCAGTCAAGACTAATCGAGGTCGCACAGCTCTTTCAGATGTATTTCAGACTGGCACAATGAGCCTTCGGATTATCGATCAGAATGGCGACTTTAACCCGATGAACCCAGCCTCGCCCTACGCAGGACTTTTGAACCCAATGCGTAAGGTTCAAATCACTGCTACCTATGGCACTGTTACATATCCAATCTTTGCTGGCTATATAACCTCTTACAGCACCACTACGCCCAAGGATGTTGGCGAGGTAGTCTATACAACGATTCAGGCTGTAGATGGCTTCAGATTGGCTCAGAACGCCCAAATCAGCACTGTTACAGACGCTACAGCAGGTCAGACAACAGGCACTCGTATTGGCAAGATACTTAATGCAATCGGCTGGCCTACAGGCATGAGAGATATTGATACTGGTCAGACAACAGTGCAGGTAGATCCAGGCACAAACCGCACTGGCCTCTCAGCCCTACAGAACATCGAGTCCACTGAGTATGGTGCGCTATACATGGACAAACTGGGTAACTTTACCTTCCAAGATCGCTTACTGACTTCAGCTAGTGTCGCTGGCACTCCAGTGGTCTTTGCAGATGATGGCTCTGGGATCTCATATAACAACGCGCTCTGGAAACTAGACGATTCTTTAGTCTTTAACAAAGCCACAGTCAGCATGGTAGGGGGCACTCCACAGGTGGCCAGCAACCAAGCATCGATCGACAAATACTTCTTACACTCTTACAACGAGCAGAACCTCTTGATGCAAACAGATGCCGAAGCTCTAAACAATGCTCAGGCTTATGTGGCCAGTCGCCAAGAAACTGCGATCCGATGCGATGCTGTCACACTCGACCTTTATACTAATAACTATAACTCGGGCATTATTGCAGCTTTGGATCTCGACTTCTTTGATCCAGTAACAGTCAGCACCACTCAACCTGGCTCTTCTACCCTAACCAAGACTTTGCAGGTATTCGGCGTGTCTCATGACATCAAACCTAATGCTTGGAAAACCACATTCACCACCCTAGAACCCATCATTGATTCGTTCATTATTGGAACAAATTATGGGATACTAGGCACTAACATTCTTTCATACTAAGGAGAACAAATGGCCACAGGATTTCCAGCAGCGACCGGCGATGTGATGACCAGTGCCATGTTCAATGGCCTAGTCGCTTTCACGATTAACGCCCAGACAGGCACAACTTACACAGCAGTATCGACAGACCAGTATCAAACTCTGGTCACTATGTCTAATGCTTCTGCTAATGCTTTCAAGATCCCTACCAACGCTTCAGTAGCATTCCCAGTAGGAACAGTAATTACAGTGATGAACATTGGTGTTGGCACTTGCACCATTTCAGCTGTAACAAGCGGCACTACAACAGTTCTTTCAGCTGGCGCAACAGCCGCTTCACCTACAATCGCGCAATACAAATCAGCAGCTCTTATTAAGACTGCAACAGATGCTTGGTATGTCGTTGGAGCTATTGGATAATGTTGAATGTAATTGCTGCTCTTAGTGCCGAGGGTAAATCAACAACGCCATCGGTAGAATACTTAGTTGTTGCTGGTGGTGGTGGCTCAGGTGGCTACACAACAGGCAAATCAACTGGTGCTGGTGCTGGTGGATATCGAACAGCAACAGGATTCGCAGTTGCAGCAGGTACTCCATTAACTGTAACTGTTGGAGCAGGTGGCACAGTTGGCGGTAACAGTGCATTGACTCCGGGTGGTAATGGTAGCAATTCAGTTTTCTCATCGATCACTGCAACAGGTGGCGGTGGTTCAGCAACTAGCGGTACATCAGGAGCATTTGGTGCAGCAGTTTCAGGCGGTTCAGGTTCAGGTGCTGGTACAGGATCATCATCATCTGCAACAGGTGCAGCAGGTACATCAGGTCAAGGTAACAAGGGTGGCGATTGTACGGGCGTTACAGCAACAGCAGGTGGTGGTGGAGCAGGTGCAGTAGGAGCAAACGCTGCTGCAAACTCATCAAGTAATGGTGGAGCAGGTTCAGCATCATCTATTACCGGATCATCCGTTACTTACGCAGCTGGTGGTAATGGTCAAGGCGCAACAGCAGGTGGAGCAAATACTGGCGATGGTGCATCAGGTCATAATTTAACATCAACAGCAGCAGGTGGATCAGGGATTGTGGTTATCCGTTACGCGGATACCTATGCCAACGCATCTGCTACAACAGGATCTCCAACATTTACTACAAGCGGTGGTTACAAGATTTACAAGTTTACGGGAAGTGGGAGCATAACTTTCTAATGGCACACTTTGCAGAGATCGATTCAAATAACATAGTCCAACGCGTTCTAGTTGTAGATAACTCACTAGAGTCTGTAGGTCAGGAGTTCTTGGCTATCACCCTTGGTCTTGGCGGTACTTGGATTCAGACCAGTTACAACGCAACTATCAGAGGCAAGTTTGCTGGAATAAATGATATTTATGATCCAGTGGCAGATGTATTTATAGCACCAGAGGTGATCGATGAAGCCGAAATTATCTAAGACCGGTATTCAACTTCGTGAGCAAATCGATGATGCCTTCCCAGATAGAGATAGAACTTCTGATGGTTGGATCGGCGACACACGACACTCTGCGCGTAAGTCAGATCATAATCCAGATGCTTTCGGCTGGGTACGCGCCATCGATGTCGATCGAGATCTCTCGGGTAAAACTAAACCTGACTGTATGCCAGATCTTGCGGATCAGATTCGTCTCTTTGCAAAGCGTGATCGAGCAAAGCGCATTAGCTACATTATCTTCGATGGACAAATCGCGAGTCCAAGCCTTGGCTGGAAGTGGCGCAAATACACAGGGATCAACAAGCACAATCATCACTGCCATATCAGCTTTACGAAAGAAGCTGACCTTAATAGTGAGTTTCTTCAAATACCTATGATCGGGGGATCATCAAATGGCTGAGCAATATTCTTTTACTATCGATCAAGGCGCAACTTGGACTCTTAGTTTGCTCTACAAAGACTCAGCAGGTACAGCAATTAACTTAACTGGTTACACAGCAGCCATGCAATTCAGACAGACCGCATCATCAACCACTGCTGCGCTAAGCCTTACTACTGGATCTGGCATAACAATTACTGGAGCAACTGGTGCTATTTCAATCGTTGCTTCAGCTGCACAGACTGGTGCGATGGAAGCGGCTAAGTATGATTACGATCTAGAGATAACTTCAGCTGGTGGCATTGTTACTCGACTCATTCAAGGAGTCGCCACAGTGGATGCGCAGATCACTAGATGAGTGATTTAATTGTAATTCAACCAGTCGTTGCGGCTGTTGATGTAACTGAGCAAGTCAATGTTGTAACTGTAAGTGCTGTCGGC